CTATTGGGCGCGCACCCGGTACCTGTTGAGCACGGCCAGCTCGGCCAGGGTCCAGCCTTGGAAGAACGTGCGTTTGTCGATGGTGATGTCGGGGGTGGTGGTGCTGGCGTTGAGTTGGCGGCTGTTGGCCGCGAGCCGGGCGGCCGCGGTGGTGATGGCGGCAGCTATCTCGGCGTTGGGCTCGTCGGCGTTGGGGCCGTCGTCGAATCCGCGGCCGCGGGTGTAGGACTTGGCCAGCGCGGTGATGACGGGAATGGCGGCGCCGGGGCTGCTGATCTTGGCGTTCAGCAGCCCGGCGACAGCTTCTTCGGTGACTTCAGCCATCGTTAGGCGGCGGTTAGGACGATCACGGCTTCGGAGTGCAGCAGACCGAGATCGTAACGAGTGACCACCCGGATACCGATCTGGTCATAGTCGGCATACCGTTCGGAGAGGATGGTCACGGACGGGGCCATGTCGCGGGCTACGGCCACTTGGGACACGTCGGCCAGAATCGCCTTGCCCTGCTTGAGCTTGTTCGTCACCGTGACCGGTACACCGAACAGCCGGTACGTCGGCCCGGACGTGACATCGGATTCGAGCAGGTATTGCTTGGAGTCGGTGTCATTCGTCTTCAACTTGCGCAGCGCGATGAAGTCGGTGCCGTTGACGAACCAGCGGTTGGGCATGACTTCGGCCGCCGATGCCAGCGCGATCGCGTCAAGCAGGGAGTCGGCGTCGGTGACGTCGAGGGTCCCGGCCTGTACACCGGGCTGGTTGATCCGGCCCGTGATTCCGTTGGCGGCTTCGCCCTCGGTGGTGGTGGCCACGGTGGCGTTGGTGGCCTCGAACTGGTCGACGGCGGTGGCTGCCAGGGCGCCGGCGAAGGTGACCGTGTAGGGGCCGCCGGCGGCACCGGCGACGGTGGCGTTACCGGCCCCGATCGTCGACAACCCCTGGATGGCGGCCTCGACTGTGGCGGCGTCGGCGGTATCGGCCAAGTCCGCCGTGCTCACCCCTCGAAACGACACCGTGAACGGGTCACCGGTGACCGTGATGACCTGTGCCTCGTTCGTGGCCTGGCCAGCGCCGGTGAGTAGCGCGAGGTCGAGCTTGTCGGAGACGACCTTGACCAGACGGTTTTTGAGGGTGGCGTCAATCCCGATGACCGCTTGGCGGGCCAACTCCCGGCTGTAGCGCTCGATCACCTTTATGGACTTGCGGTCCGTGGGCATCAGCACAACCTCATCGAACGTCGTGTCGTGGTCGGAGGGGATGAGTTCGTTTTCACCGATAAAGCCGACCGTCGATGACTTGGTCAGCTTGGGAATGCGGAGCACGCCGGACGTGTCGAAGATTCGTGGCCCGGATGAGAGCACGACGCTGGCGGCTTCGAGTGGCTGCACCAACAGGCTGGAAACCTGATCGGCGAGCAGTTGCGGGTTGGTGGCGGTGGTTTCAACCATGAGAGTCCTTGCGTGACATCATTTTTGCCGGGGCCGACAAAAATGGAATTGGATTCTGGGAACCCCGTGTCACCAGGACAATGATGGGATAGTGCACCAGGCGCTATCCGGCCATTATGCCACGTGCCGCCGCATTCACCCATCGTGCAGACCTTCATCCTGCACTCCTCCTCAGAATGGCGGCGAGGTCGACGGTGCTGCCGGATGGTGTTGCGCCTTGGCCGATGTCGCCGATCGGTCGCCGGTTGGTCAGGTGGGGTTTGCGGGCCAGCAGGTCATCTATCGCGGCGGTCAGCTTGTCGGGGTCGTCGAGGTGCTCGGCATCAAATGGCAGGTCGGTGGGGTCGGCCAGGCGGCCAGTAGCCCGCACCAACTCCGTGTGCAGTCGTTGCGCGTACTGGTCGGCTTGCTGGGCGCGTTGGCGGTAGCGGCCGTTTTCCTGGCGCAGTTCCTCAACGTAGGAGCGTGGGAACGTGTCGGGCTCTTCGGTTTCGGTGTGAGGTTCGTCTTGAACCTCTCCCTCGGGAGTTGGTGACTCGGTGTCACTGACTTCGGTTTCGTCGACTGGTGTTGTTTCGGTGTTGGGGGTGGTCATGGTGCTTGGTTCCTTTCGAGTTGTCGTGTGAATTGTGTTGGTTGGATGTGTTCTGCGAGAACTATTTTCGGTTGACAGTTGCAGCCCTTATGGCTCTGGAAGGGATGGGCTTTCGGCCAGATTCGGCCGTCGCGCCACCACCAGACGCATAGTTGGCAGGGGTCGGCGTCCATCTGCCGCGTCCAGCCCTCCACCAACGGCTGCTCTGCCATCGCGGCCACACTGGCTTTCTGGCCGGTCTCCAACGGCTCTGACCGCGCCAGCCGCTCCAACCGCATGCCCGCGGTCTGTACCGGGTCAGACTGCTGCTCGCCGTCGGCGGTGATGTGGGCTTTGAGCGTGTCGAGCAGCCCGTCGAGGATGGTGTGGGCGGCCTTAAGCAGGCGGTCGTAGTCGTCTACCGGTGCGATGCCGGTGGCTGGTGCGGGCAGGGTGGCGGCTTTCTCGATCTGCAGGGACACGTAGGCGTCGGCGAGGCTGAACGCAGCGGCGTTGGCCGCGTTCACCAGTGCCGCGATCAGCTCCTCGGCTTCCTCGGTGCTGAGGTGGCCGGCTTGCATGGCGGCGTACACCTCGGCCACCCTGGCCGCGGTGCTGGCGGCCAGGGTGTCGGTTTGGATTTGGTAGTCGTCGACGACCGTCATGCGGCCGGCCTGGTTTCAGGAACCGCCGCAGGGCCGCCGCCGGACAGAAGGTTGACCCCGGCTGTGTCGAGCGCTTCGGCGCGCCGCGCGACCCGGATTTGGGCGAGGTCGGCGTCGGAGTAGCCGAGCTTGGCCAGCGCGTAGGAGGCAGGCAGCAGCCCGGCCTGATACAGCTTGACCACGGCGTCGGCCTCTTGCGCCACGGACCGGGTGGCGGCGTCGGCCCAGTGAACGCGGGCCTCGAGTTGCAGCGGGTCACGCCCGTCCCGAACCGCCAGCATGAGCTTGGCCACCTGTTCCCAAGCCCGCCCGAAGGTGGCCTGGCGTGCCTCAGCACGCGCGGTCAAGCTGGCCTCCGCTGCGCGTAGGGCATCGGCGGAGGCGGGATTATCCGTGACGACCCCGACGTAGTGGGCTGGCAGCGTGGACACGGCCATGACCTGGCCGAGGATCACCCGCACCGCGTTCTCGTAGCCGGCGAGGTCGGCGGCGTCGAGCTGACCGAACTTGGCGCCGACTTCCTCGGCGATCATCGCCCGGTTGCCTTCCGGGATCGGGTTGACCTCGCTCATGACGGGCTGGCCTTCGTCGTCGAGGACCGGGTTGCCGTCGTCGTCGAGCACGGGTTCCTCGGTGAGTTCGATTCCGGTGGCCCAACGCCTCGGGCGCCCAACGTATTCGGAGGTCACCATCATGTCAGCCAAGCTTTTGTTCAGCGCGTCCACGAGCGGTTTGAGGTCGTCGATCTCGCTGCAGCCACGCTCTGCGAGGATCAGGTCAGTGTTGCGGATGTTCACCACCGGCACCACGCCTAACGGGTTGGCCAGTGTCCCAACAAGGTTGTAGCCCACCGTGGTTGCCCCGGTGACGTTCGCGCGGTAGTGACTGATCTGGTCCGGCTCGTACAGCATGACCTCGGTGGTGGTTTTCGTCTCCCACCGCTTGGCGGCCGCAACGATCTGCCGCGTTCCGGGATCATGCTGGGCAACAACTTGTTTGGCGGATTCGATGGTGACCTTAGGTCGGCCGAGCTTGTCGGCCCACACAATCACGTACGAGTCACCAAGTAGCAGCGCTTCGCGGTGCGCGACCCCGGAGAGCTGGTCCAAGTCGTTGCGGAGCCAATCGGGCCAGATATCGGCGGCATCCCCGGTGAAACCGGTGACCCGCAGGCGTTCGGCCAGCGCTGTCACAGCCAAACGGGGGATGTTCGATGCCATGCGGCCGAACCGATCTCCCAACGCGGTCTTAGCTTCCGGTGACAGGAACGCCAGTGGTTGTTCACCCCGGTAGTACAGGCCAAGTTCGTTGTAGCGGGCGGCGGGCTCGTCGAGCCGCTGCATAAGATTCATCAAGAGCGCGTTGTCTTCACTCACTTGAAACTCCTTGTCCTAGATCGCTTTTTATGGGTAGCGCGCCAAGTAGCGCGCGAATGAGCCATGAGGACACAGGCGAGCAAGTCGATCTTGGGTGCACGCCGCGAGCGGGACGCCTTGTCCAGGCGCATCCCCCGCGGGTCCTCCCGAATCACAGCCGCCGCAACGTGAGCCGCCATCGTCGTATGCCCAGAATGGGTGAGCTGCCCGTTCACACACGCCTTGTACAAATCTGTCGTGGCCGCGGTCAGCCGCGACGGGCTATGTGGAAACTCGACAATCGGCAGCCGCTCAGCCTCCAACGCCTGCAACGTGCGGGTGAACCTGAACGGGTCCGCCGCGATCTCCTGCACCCGCCACCGCTTGCACGCATCCCGGATCGCCTGCTCCACATCAGCCACCGGCACCCGATAATCCGGGTCGCCTTTCGGATCCCACACCTTCACCGCATCGAAGTGCGGCGCGGTGGCCACCGTGGCGACCACGAGGGCGGTCGTATCACCGTTGTACGAGCCGTCCAAAGCCAACACCACGTCACTGCCATCGGGCACCGGATCGCCCGTCGCCAACGACTCCCACACACCCGCAGGCAGGAAAGAGTTCTCATTATCGATCGGCAACTGACACAACCGCGCCCGGCGAAACGTCGCCTCCCGCGTCTTCGGCGGCAACAACGCATACAGGGCATCCCTGTGCAAGAAGTCGTCGATCGCGGGGTTTGACAGCTTCCAGCAGTGCACACAATCGACGGGGTGATCCTCGAACCCGGCAGCGCTGTACTCCCGCCACACCAGCGACTTGTCTTCAGGATGCTCCGCGGCGTGCGCACGCAAATTCAGCAACACCTGATCGTCCAGGCGCGGACCCGGCGTCCCGATCGCCACCAAGACAGAACGCTCCCGCTTGCCAGCCGCCAGGCTCACAACCTCGTATAGGTCCCGGCTGATCACGCCGGCCTCGTCACAGATTGTGAGTACACTGTCGCGGCCCTCCGCGGCCGCCGGCGACGCAGGCATCACCTGGAAAGTGGAATCCGTCAGCGGGATCACCAGCTTGTCGGCGTACACGTAACAGCGCGACGACAGGTCCTCCGACAGCTCCACCATGCGCCGAGCGGCGTTGAACGCCAGCGCGGCCTGGCGCTCGTCGACGGCGAACACGTCCACGTTGGCACCGTCGCCCCAGCAGAAGAACACATACAACGCGATCGCCGCGCTCAACGTGGTCTTTCCCGAACCGCGCGGCAGCATCAGCCCAACCGTGCGAGCCCCGGAATCCAGCACGTCAGCCGCGATGTCCATCTGCCACGGCCGCGGCCGAAACACACCACGCGCACCCGTCCCCTTCGGGACGCGAACGAACTTGATGCAGAACCGCTCGAAGCGTTTCGACTCCACCACTGACCGCGGTCGAAACGGCAACGGACGGCCCGCATTGACCAGCTTCCCCTTATTCCCGCTACGCACCGGACAGCCCGCCCCCCGAATTCATTGCCCCCCGCGCCTTACCCCCGCGGCTGAAATCCCCTTTGCTGGGGGCGTCTCCCCAGGTCAACAGGGCACGCTCAGCGGCGGCGATGCGTTCGCGGCCGGTGCGGGTGGGGTGGCGGCGGTAGGTGGCGGTGAGGGCGGCCAGTACGCGGTGTAGGTCGTCCTCGTTGTAGCCGGTGGTGCCTCGCCTGCTGTTGCATGATCGGCAGCGGATGGCGATGTTCTCGCGGCAGTGGACGAGTTCGGGTGCGATGGTCTTGGGAAGAATGTGGTCGCAGGTGAGGTCGCTGCTCGATCCGCAGTCGTCGCACCACGGTTGCGCGCGGCGGGCTTGGGTGGACAGTGCGCGCCAGTGTGGGTCGTGGGCGGCTTGGCCGGGGCGGCGTCGGGCCCGGCGCGTGTCCTTGACCCGGTGCTCTGGGCATCGGCTGTTTGCTGCGGGCTCGCCGCAGACCAGACAAGGCTTGAGGGTCATCTAGTCGCTGCTGTCGTGTAGACGCTCGATCAGCAATTCGAGTTCGGCGGGTTCGAGATTGACCAGCTCATGCAGTTGGTGTGCGAGGTCTTGCACCTGTGGTCCGGTGAGGTGGATTTCGATAGCGCCGAGTGGTAGCTGCGCTTCGACGAGTAGGCCGACGCTGATCTTGTGGTCGGGTGCGGCACCGATCATCAGCTTGATGGGGCCTTGGGTGCGGATGAGGTCGTCGGGCAGTGGGCTTAGTGGGGTGTTGCGGATGCGGTCCGCGTATGCCTTTTCGTTCATGTGGGTCGTGCCTTCCTAGTCCTGTGGCAAAACCGGTAGTAGTGGCAAATTGGCTTGTGGGGGCTGGTCTGCGTTTTTGCCACTATCACCGGTTTTGCCACCTGCTGGTACGTAGACGCCGCGCGCCGCCTTGTCGACGTAGCCGCCGTCGAACAGCCGTTTGAGTTGCCTGCCTGCCTCTTGGCTGTCGACCTTCAGGTGCTCGGCTAGCTCCGCTGGGGTGGTGGATGGTCGGGTGTTGACGAACTTCATGGCGTCGAGGGATCGAGTGCCGAGGCGGGTTTGCTGGGCTTGCTCGGCGCGGGTGGTGATGGTGGCTGCGGCGTCGAGGATGTCCATGCCGTCGAGGGTCCAGATGCCGTTGTCGGTTTTGACGGCGTATTCGTTTTCAGCAACGTCGCGGCCGGTGACTGCAAGGGTGCCCTCGTCGGATTTGCGTTTGCGGCGCAGGACGAGGATGTAGTCGGCTGAACCCGAGATGCCCTGCGTTCCGGACACGGTGTCGAGCCAATCCTCGGCGCCCATCTTGCGGGTGTGGTGAACAGCGACGAGGGCGGCGCCGGGCACGGCGTCGACGGTGGCCTTGATTCGCGAGCCCAGTTGGTAGTCGGCGATGTAGGGGTCGTCGCCTGGCCGGCGCTGCGGGCGTGCCCGTCCCAGGGTGTCCAATATGACAAGGGGCTTGGTGTCGTCGTCGCGGTGCCGATCCAACCATTCGGTGATGGTGGGGATCACGGTGCCGGGTGCGATTTCGGTGAGGATGTCGAGGCTGGCGGGTAGTGACCTGTCGCCGTTGAGTCTCCGCATCCGGTTCTGTAGCCGGCGGGGTCCGTCTTCGAGGGCCAGGAGAAGGACGTGTCGGTGCTCTTTGAGTGGGATGCCGCCGAGGGCTATGCCGCCGTGGGCGCATGCCAGGGCGATGCTGGCGGCGAGCCAGGACTTGCCAGCTTTCGGGGAGCCTGCCAGCACGCCGAATCCCTCGGTTATGAGGTGCGGTACGTGCTCGACGAGATCGGGGAACGTCATGGTGTCGAGGTCGGCGGCGGTCATCACGTTCGACAGGAGCGTCGGAGTGGGATCCGTCTGGTCTACCGTTCGGCGTGCGGTGCGTTCTCGTCGGCGATGCGTGGAGCGATTTGAACCGCGGTGCTCATGACCGGGGTTGGGGTGCAGCGGGATAGGCCCGCCGTTGTTGGCGGGCCGTCCCTTCCGTGCTGCTAGATCGTTGGGTGTTGGCTTGTGCTTGCCGGATTCGGCGATGGCCTTGCCGCGGGCGATCAAGTCGTCGGTCAAGCTGCCACCTCCCAGCGTTCGGCGATGATTTGTACGAGGTGGCGGGCGTGGCTTCCCTGTGTCCACATGGCGCGCATCTCGGGGATGAACGGTGCGGGAGTGAGGCCGGCGTCGAGGAGGTGTTCGGCGGCGAGCGCGTAGCCGGTCACGTCGGTGGCCTTCAGTGGGCCGTCGTAGTGGCGGCACGTCCACGGGTCACGGCATCCGCAAGGCAGATCTCGCGCGTTGTCGGCGTAGGCCCGCCGGCGGTGTAGGCCGGCGATGTACTCGGCGGCGGTCATCGGTTGACCTCTGGCACGCCGCCGATCAGTTCGACGGCGGCGAGCAGAACACGGGCTAGTTCGGTGGCCTCTGTGGGGGTGAGGCCTACGCCGTCGCTAAACTTCCACTGGCCTTTGGCGAATCGCCGCTCGGATAGGCCGACGAAGGCGATGCCGTCGCCGCACATCTTCGCGCGGACTCGCATGACGGCGGGCTCTAACTCCTCCTCATCGATGTGGCCGTCGCGGTACGCCAACGGGATCTCGACCCATTCCGACGTGTAGTAGCACTGGGATAGGTTGCGGCCGACGATGTCGCAGTCGGGGTCAGCCCACTCTGGCCGCTCGAACGGGATCACCTTGGAAGCGTCACCGTCGTGATACACGCCGATGTCCCGATCGGCGAGTTCCTTCCAGCGGAGCAGTGCGGCTGGCGGCAGGGCAGGCGGGTCCAAGTCGATCGGCGCCGAGGTCTGCTCAGGGCACTGGTCGGTCGGGTGCCAGCCGTATTTGCCGCAGTTCTCGCAGCGAACCAGGCTGTCAGGCTGGTCGTCGTCGGGAGGTTGTGTCATGATGGAATCTCCGTTCTGAATGGATGGGTTGCAGCGGTCCCCGCCAGGTGCTCTAACACCTGGATTCACGGGGGCCGTTGTTATTTGTGGGGGCGGCAGCATTAGGCAGCGTCCCCACCAATTCGGTTGTCCGCCAGGAACTTCAGAACATCGGCACGGAGGTAGCGAATCCTTCGTCCGACGCGCGTCCATGGCAAGCCTTTGTTCAAATAGCGATCTTGGGCGAGGCTCGCCTCGGTCGTGCCCAGGAGTCTCGCCACTTCCTTCGCTGTAGCGACAGGTGGCAGTAGGTGGGTGGGCACCGCGCTCGATAGGTCATCCACAATTGCGGCGACCTGCGCGGACAACTCAGTCATTGCAAACGATCTCCATTTCTCTCTGGTTCACCTCTATTTTTTAGAGGTACGGCTTCAAGAGATATCACGCTTGGTCACGACATGCAAGAGTTGCTTGCTCGCCTTCATCTTTTGCATGTAGAACTGCGGGTATGGCAGGCAAGAAACTTGAGCTTGGACGAACCGGGCGGGTAGTCGCGGATAACGTGTTCCGACTGCGGGATGCCGCCGGCCTTAACTACACCGAGTTGTCGAATCGGCTTGCTAAATACGAACGAGATATCCCGCCACTAGCGGTTCGGCGAATTGAAGAGGGTAACCGGCGTGTGGACGTGGACGATCTTGTGGGTTTAGCTCTAGCACTTGATGTTTCGCCGAGCACATTGCTTATGGCCAAGAGCAAAACGGGTGACGACTCGGTGGCGGTTACTGGCGCGGATAGTGGCGTGGAAGCTCGGAGGCTGTGGCGTTGGCTGGTCGCCAAGCGGCCATTGATCGGAGATCCAGACGGAGCAGCCGTGTTCGAGTTTCTAACCCGGGCGGTTCCCGGTTGGCTGCTCGGCGGCGCCGAAGACGACAGGTACGACCTGGTCGAATCCGGTGTGGAGCCGTACCTCACGCGCAGTGTGCGGCGCACGTATGGCAGTGAAGAGAAAATTAGAGAGCGCGCTGATGGCGACGATTGAACGCTACGAAACATCCTCTGGCGCAACGCGTTACAGGGTTAGATACAGGACGCCAGACCGCCGGCAGACGGACAAACGTGGTTTCAAGACCAAGCGTGACGCTGAGGTCTTCGCCAACACGGTCGAGGTCACAAAGATGCGGGGCGAGTATGTCGCGCCGGCGCTGGGCAAGATCACGGTGGGTGAGTTGGGCCCGGGCTGGCTGGCCCGTCAGGAAGGCGTGATGAAGCCCTCGGCGTATCACTCTGTGGAGTCAGCCTGGCGGGTTCACGTACAGCCGCGTTGGGCGACAACCCAAATCGCCGACATCGCATATTCGGAAGTGCAGGCGTGGATCACCGAACTGTCGACGCGGCGCAAAGCCACGGTGGTCATCACCGTGTACTCGGTGCTGGCGCGCATCTTGGACGACGCGGTGAGGGACCGGCGGCTCGCGGCGAACCCGGCGCGCGGCGTGAAGCTGCCCGTGCGCGCCAGGCGGAAGAATATTTACCTGACCGCCGGGCAGCTCCACGCGCTGGCCGTGGAGGCCGGCCGGTACCGGTCGCTCGTGCTTCTGCTCGGCACCGCCGGCCTGCGATGGGGCGAGGCCGCAGCGCTGCGGGTCAGGGACGTGGATTTCCTCAAGCGCAAGATTGTGCTGCACGAGAACGCGGTCAGCGTGGGCAGCAAGGTCCATGTCGGCACCTTGAAGTCAGGGAAGCATCGAACAATCGCGCTGGCCGGGTTCGTGGTCGACGAGCTCGCCAGAACTTGCGAGGGCAAGGAGCGCGACGAGCTGCTATGGCCGGCACGGTCGGGCGCCTACCTCGGTCCCCCGTCGTCGCATGACTCCTGGTTGTCCGGCGCGGTCGACCGCTGCCGGAAGACCGACAAAACGTTCCCCCGGATTACGGCGCACGCTTTACGGCACACCGCGGCCTCGCTGGCCATCTCGTCTGGCGCCAACGTGAAGGTTGTACAGCGGATGCTGGGGCATGCGTCGGCGGCCATGACGTTGGACGTCTATGCCGATCTTTTCGACGATGACCTCACTGCAGTTGCCGAGAGATTAGATGAAACTGTGGGCAAACTGTGGGCACGACAGCCTGGCGAGGCCATCTAG